ACTTGCAATCCCTACCATTTCGGTAGATGCGATAAGGGCAGCTCTCGATTCCCCAAAGAGCGGTTCTAGTTCGTCGATTAGCTGAGGAAGCCCCTTATCCGTTTTATACCATGAGGAGATACGCGACTGAACATCCTCGAGGGTGTCATCTGAAATTTTCGTTATGAGCCGCCCGATCTTTGTCTGGTATGCGTCAATAATGTTGGCCGGCACAAAAGCCGGGATTGGGCCCATTCCCCTTGACATCCAATATGCGCTTTCGACCGTGGTGAGGACATCGATAGAATCACCCAATGCATCCGATAAAGCTTCTGAGAATTCATCCCCCCACTCCGACCATGAATCCGCATAGTCTAGAGATGGATCCCCGTCTGCTTTCTTTAGGCGTTTTCTGAGGTTTGCCTTTCTTAAAGACCGCTCAACAACTTTCCCCTGCCTCGCCAAGAGAGGAGAGATGACGGCAGCAACGTCTGCCGATCTTTTATCGATAGCCCTTGTGAGTAGACGCCTACGCTGCACGTGACGCATTGGCAAGGTCATCTTCCTACCTCCTTGGTAGCATTCTCGCACCTACGAGCCCCAGCCACCTTAGGAATCGCTTTCACTTGAGCCTCCATCGGTTGATGCAGACGAAGAATCGCTCGGCGTCAAATTGTTAGCGTCAACGGGTAACACGCCAGACTCAAGAAGCCTTACCAAGCGATTGTATGCCAAGTTTGCTGCGTCTTCGAGAACAAGATTCCCGACGTCACTCCACGTCGCCAAGTCTCGAATGCACCGTGTGATTGCTTGCATCGCCGCATCTGACAATTTTTTGCCCTTCATGAGCTCTACGAAAGGCGAATACGAAGCTACGCCTTGAGTTGTCGGAAAGCCGAGACCGTTATCGATAAGAACTGGACGTGTTGGGTCGTCTGGATGTGTGAAGAAGTTCCCCCCATTACGATCCGTTTGATGAGTGACGTAATCAAGAATCCCAGCTTTCTCGATCCACTCTGGAGCATATTTATTAGAGTCGATGCTCGGCTGGTGATTGGGTTGGTAGTAAAGAACAGCGCCGTTTTCGCCGTCTACCGTCGCTGCGTAAGCAACTGGTACGAGGCGGAAGCCCAAGCTTCGGTCAAGCAAGTAAGCGGCCTCTTCGCGCGGGTAGAGCTTGCCACCGACGCGAGTTTGTAAGTTGTCAAGCTCACCGCCTTCCGGCTTGAAGAGAGCGGGCCGTGATTCGAGCCCCTCGGGATGCATCGCCACGATCTCTACGTCGTTGGCGTGCTTGTCAGACGGGAAGTCGAACTGAGTCTCTTTGACCACGGGAGCGTTGAAGTAAGCATCGTCGTCGACCGAAAGGCCGTCCGATTTGGTAAATTTGATCTTCCCACCCGGCTTCCCCAATTCTTCCGTTGCCGCTTGGGGAGCGTGGATGAGAGGATCTATATCAAGCTCCGCCATGAGTCTCTGGGCTTCACTGGAAGTCACCCGTGCCTTTCCTGCAAATCTTCCTGCTACTCCGCGGACGTGGGGAGGCAGGTGGCCCTTTTCGATGCCTGAGGGGATCGAATACGTGGTCTCGTCAATCTTCCCGCTCTTCAAAATCTTTTCAGCAATCGCGTCGTCTTCCGGCGTCTTTGGGCCACCGTCGTTTGGCGGAAGCCCAGTGTCGGGAGGCGGATTCTCAGAGCCGCCTGGGGTTGGAGGCGTTTTGCCTCGGTCTTTCAAGTAGTCTTCGAGGACTAAGACCTGACCGCCCTGGATGATCATGTGAAGGTTGCCACCGCTCACCGAAGCGAGGCCAAGTTGTCCGAGAGCATCGTTAAGAGTCAAAATCCCGCTTGAGAAGAGATTGTGAACTGACTCGCGCTGCTTGTCGGGGTCTGCCGACTCAACTGGCAAGTCCAGTTCGAACGTCGCATCGTCGACGCCATAGCGTTTGAGAATCGAGTTGACGACCGATTCACAGAACAGTTTGCGAGGCATGAGGCCCATCCGGAACAAGGCGCTCATCATTGCTTCGCCGAAGCCTCGACCGCCTAAGCCCTGGCCCGGCATCTTCCCGTATTCGGACGGTGGAACGCCGAACGATAGCGCAATGTTGTCGCGTGCCTGCTCATACAGGATTCGTGGGAATTCCGGCTTTTTAGTTTCGTGCCACTTGAAGCCGAACGGGAAGACACGGAGGCGCATGCGTTCGGCGGGACCGCTACTCATGCGGGCGTTGAACGCGGATTCGAACGTCTGTACTTCGTTCATGTTGTAACCCTCGCCCGCTTCGATCCAGCCTTCTGGCATGTTGCCCTCCCGATAATGGGCCAATTCAAATGCGGTGATGTTAGCAACCACGAGAACCCAGCCCCAAACTTGCTCGATGGCCGTCTCACCGTAGGGTGAGTTGAAACGACGTGAAGTCGGCTGGTAGAAGATTTGATTCTGATCATACCAACCGAATGGTGTCCCCTTGATCACCTGGGCATACGCGGGAGTCGTCTTCGGAAGCTCTTTCCCCTTCGCCAACCATTGGCGAGCCTTCTCCAAATACATCTTCTGGACAGCAAGGTCGGGACTGATCTCGTTAGGGAGTGGGGCGTGCCCGTGCTCGTCAACAATCAGGAAAATCGTTGACCCGTCAACGTATTGAAGGCCATCAAAGTTGCCATGATCCTCTTTGATGTAGAGGGCGGGAGCGTCGAAAATCAGGGTGCTCTTGAGAAACCGAGTCATCCAGACGTTGAACGGTGTGATCTTGTCGGGGCTCTGGAGGAGCCACATCAGATCATGATCATGCAGCTCGTTACGCTTTTTGTCTATCAACCGTGGTCGGAAGCCGTTAAGCTCACGAGTCAGCGTATTGACTGGCATTCTGGCTTCAGCAACGTTCTCGTACGCTTCCGCAAGAGCAGAAAATGGCATGAGTCCGTACCCAGTCCGTGGCTGCAACGAGGCATTGACAGAAAGAGGGTAGTCAATTTCACGAGGTATCTCGACCTCAGATGGTCGCGTAAAGGGGCGAATAGGCCAGCCAGGAGCGAATGTGGATGTCATCCATTCACTTGGCGGTTGCCCAACTTGCTGCGGTGATCCGATTGGTTGGCTGGCTACTCCCAACTCGACCTTTCTGAGTGGTTGATCACCAAGCTTTTCGAAAACTTTGTCAAAAATGCTCATAGGAATGCCTCAAATCCTGCCTTCACGCCCGCTATGAAGGCGCGGTAAGCGGTAACGGCTGCTCCTGCAACGAACCCGATCGCCAAGCCAGGAACTGCGAAAATTAGACTAAAAATCTTGTATGCCTTACCTTCGTTAGCCATGCCAGGTCCTCATCTTTTGCTCACCGTCATCAATCTCTGTTTTGACACCCGAGTCTTTCGCATAGTCGAGAAGCTCATTGTCGACGTCTTCGAAATTCGTCTCACCGTGAGCATACAGCAACATGTCTGCAGCGTCGAATGCCGTAAAGTTTGGAGTCCAGAAAGCCATAATGACAGCGTCGCCAGAGTTTGTAGACCGTCCAAGGCGCTCTTTGAATGACTCTTTTGACTCAAGAAGCACACGCCCAGAGCTATCGAGCTTCCAACGTGGAGTTGTCAGGTCACCAATCAGCAGATCGTCGGGCGGAAGAGCAACTTCAGCTTCAGAGAATGGATCAAGAAGCTCCCGCATGTGCCACCAGGAAGCAGAACGAAGATTGGCGAATGTGAAGTTGCCTGTCCGGTCTTTTAGATGCGATCCTGCCTTCGCAGATGCGTTGAATGCAAACAGCCTAAACTTTGTATCTTTTGCTTGAGCAAGTTCATGCAGCCGGTCATAAACACCGGCTCCGACTCCGATAACGTCTATGACTCCCAATCCGCCCTCGCGAAGTTCACTGAGGACGTACCCGGTTGTAACCATCGTGTCCTGCTTTTTGTAGTAGCGAAGCGTCTCAACGAAGTTGCCACGCCGCTTAGCCACAACCGTCTTGTCGTCGCCAAACCGAGCGATATCAGCTCCGAGGGCCGTGACCGGAACGCCCATCGCCTCTTCATGTTGTTCTGCCCATCGATCGTTGGCCGCTTCCACATACGAGAGCGGGATCAAAGCGTCTTCTGAGGCGATGGCGAACTCGCCGAGAACGCGATTCTGATAGACTTGGGAATCTTCTCCCCATTGGAGCTTACGTGCTTCCACCCACTCGGGACTAATACGCTTTGCCGCAATCGCTTCTTCGATAGTGACGTGACGAGCCCACCAGTCCTCATAACCTGGCTTTCGTGACTGGATGTCGTAGAAGCGACCGAGGGGCTCTCCGGGGGTCGAAAAGGCCAACCAGTAGCAGTTGCCGATTGAGAAAGCGCCCTCCGCACTATCCCATGTGGGATCTGCGATTGTTTTGGCTTCGTCAAAGACGAAAAGCAGCTCAGAGGCGTGGGCGCCTTCGATCAAATCGGCACGGCGAGAGCTCATCGCAAACGCCTCTCCACCCTTCAGGCGTAGAGCCATCGACGATAACTCAGTTCGCTCATCAAACGGCCCACGGCCAAGGCGCTCCCAGTTCAGCAACGTGGCCCATTTGTGAATTTCGGGCCACAAGAATCGCTGCAGTTGCCTAAAAACGGAAGCGGTCGTGGGGATTTTGAAGTCTGTGACACCAGACCGAGTAAGGGCAAACCACAGGATCGTCCACGAGAGCAAGGCGGACTTGCCTAGACCGTGAGGGCCGCGAACTGAGACGCGACGTTCCGCCACCAGATTAGAAAGAATTTCTTCTTGGTATGGAACGATCCGTTGTTCAGAAGTCCACCTAAAGCAATCGACTACGAACCCGGCCGGGTCGTTGTAGTATTGCTTGGAGATAGGGAGAGAAGTCTGAGGCCCCTTGATCGCATCGGCCAAAGTTCGAGCCATCTGGCCAAGCAAGTCGCCATCTGACGACGGTTTGAGAATATCGCTAGGGTCTCGGGCCATTGTTAGCCCTTCGTTACGCCGCGAACCAGTCCGGCACCGTGAACGCCGCCAACTGTGTCCTGAATTTGCACCTTGTAGTAGCGCCAAACGGCCATAGAGGCGGAGTAGCTCGCAACTGCAGCAGCTAAAACGGCAGCAGAAGCCTGCACTTCAACAGCCTCTGAAAAGTCAGCCGCGTTGGCGCCCAAGACTTTCCAATTGATCGAGCCGACGCCATCGTTCACGATTGTGTAACTCACAGCCATGTTGGCGATCGTATCGAGGATTGACCCGGCAACGTCGACCCACCCAGCCACAGAGGCTTGATCGGCAGGAGCAACGGCCGTAGAGATACGTCCAACCAGAAACGCTTTAGTAACGACGAGCTTGATGAGTCCACGCAAAAATTGTTGTATTGTCCCCGCTGCGTCTGTAATGACACCAGCATCGGTCGTGGTCCCCTCGACAACGTTCGCACCGTTAGCAATTGTCGCGGCGCCAACGGTTACTGAAGCGTGCATGTCTCTGCTGTACGTTCCGTCCAAGTTATCATGAAGGACGCCCGGGTAAGTCTTCCCGTCGGCGCCCTGAATCAATTCCTGTTTATCCATAGTCGCACCTCAATTATGCCTTTGCCTGTACTAATTCCCAATAGTGAGTTGTAGATTCAGAAAGTCTCTTTCTCGTCTCATCAGATGGGTGATTCCCCTTGTGTGCCTCGCTCAATTTTTTGCGAGTCTCTGCCGTAGGATGCGACCCAAGTCTTGCATTCCGCAATTTCCGCCTTGCCTCGTCAGAAACGACGTGGCCCGTCGCACCGGCTCCAATATTGTGCTTCGCCTCGTCAGACAATTTCCAGTGACGCACGCCGGTTCGTCTTCGCTGACCTTCAGATATCCGAGCGCGCGTTTCCTTCGACAAATGTATCCCGAGGCTAGAATCGGGATCAATTTCGCGAATGTTGTAGTGGCATCCCGCGGTCGCGTCTATAAAAGACTTTTCGCGTCGACGCATCTCATCTCGCGGGCAGCAGATAAGTAGTTCGAATACGAAATCCTCTTCCCCGTATTTGTCGAACGCGTTCTGGAGATATCGATTGAAATGTTTACCAATTTCCAAGACGCGAAGGTGACTACGCAACCGACTCATGACATTGACAGAGCTGCCGACGTACACGTTGCCCGTAGTTAGATTCCTGATTTGGTAAACGCCCACAAATCCCATTTTATTCGTCCTTTTACTCCAAAACATACTGGGGATGAGGGTCGGCAGCTGCTACGTGGATGTCCATGAGCGTCTGGGCCTTATCCTGATCGACTGGCGTCCCAAGCGTGTTGATGATTGTCATCAAGTCAGTAGCGGGTCCAGAAGCGAGATAGAATTCCCACACCTGCCCATTTGGAAGTTCGACCGTGTAGTGGGCAGTGCCAACGTCGGGGACAGCAAGGGTGGTTGAAAGGCAACCTGCCGTGTCAAGAACCTCGATGCTTTTAGCGTTAGGGTAAACGGCGGTTGAGGTCACGAATGTTTCGAGAAGCATGAAGACAACGTGGCCACCGGCAATTGCGCTACCATCAACGTTATAGACAAGGCCCGTTACTGTACGAGTGGCCATCATGCCCTCCCGTTCGTGCCCTGTCGCTGAAGCGGTTGAACCGTAGTTTCTAAGACCATGCGGTAATCATTGGTCTCTGACGAGAGACGCCAACCCGGCTTGACTACGATCACGTACCCATACTCTTGGCACAGCTTCGAGTACGCCTCCACAAACCGCTGAACGGTCTTTTCGTCCTGAACGCCAAGATCTAAAACTTCGCCCATTGAATCCTCCACTAAGCAGCGATTGTCAGGAAGCCCAGCGCGTACAGCGCGTGGACCAGTTGGCCGATTGTATAGCCGCCCCAAGTTGCCGTATCGTCGGCAATCCCAGACGTCCCGGCACTGAAGGTAGACGCCGGCTCACCAGTAGTTCTCTTGGCGACAGGGGCCGTTCCGAAGAAGCCCAACTTGTTGCCAAGGATTTGGAGTTCGGTCGTCGGCGTGCCGTCGCCACCGCTCGGGGCCCCTGCTGGGACGCCTTGAATCTGGACCCCAGATTCCGCGTTGCCTACCGAGAGACCGGGAGCGAGAATAAGATCGCCCCCCGCTTTGTCAGTCGAAGCAGCTTTTGCCCCACCGGCCTGGATTGTGAGAGCGACGCCTGCGTGATTATTGGTCGTGTGACGTTCAAGCCAAACGGTCCGCGCTGCGTTTCCGCCCAACGACAGGTCGTTTGTGGGTGACGTAGTCCCGATCCCGAGCTTTCCAGAGATCGTTTCGTCCCCCGTTACAGCAACGTTCCCCGTTGGAGCAAAGGCCCCGGTGAGCGTAAGGGCCCCAACAACTGTAAGAGCCCCATCGATTTTGACAGCCCCCCCAATTTCCACCAGTGCGGCCGCTGATTGGGTCCCAATACCCATGTAGCCAGTATCTGAGTCGTAATAGACGGGGAGGATGACGTGCTCACCGCCCCTCGGGTTGCTCAAGTTCCAGTTATAAAGTTTCGTGCCCATCTAAATCCTCCACTTCGATCGCCTCGGGCATTTCGAGGACAATCGGGTCTGTTAGACGCCCCTCCGGAGGGAAGAGCGAAAGGGCCTCGTCACCCGTCGACGATCGGCGGCGAGGCATTGGATCTGCGCGCTTACCAGTAATTTCGGTCAACTCGACAGCGATTTTGTCCAGCGTTGAGCGATCAGAAACGTATTTGCGAACGATCCCCGCCAATTGCGCCACCAAAGCCATAGCGTTCTCGATCGTGATCGCCTGATTCATCGCCACCAACCGCCTCTGTTCAGATTCGGTCAGTCGGCGTCTCGTTTCAAGGTTTTCGTTCAGCTCACGCCAAACGCGGGTAGCTTGGATCCCGTTTTCTATAAAATCTTTGAGGGTCTGGGCGGACGCTTTAGCATCATCGAGGCGCTCGGCGTCGAGGTGATCGATGAGATCGCCCATGACGATCC